TTGTTAGCTATCTCCGGCGAATAAATTCGTTGCACCCTGATGTATTCTTCTTCCGTATGCTCTGCAAGTTTGATGACCGTGGTTTTTCTGCACCACCTCTTCAGGGTTTGCGTCAGTTCGTAATCGTCCAACAACAGGGAAATATAATAGTCGGGAGTCATTGGTAATGGTTTCAAACCGCTCGCATCGATATCATGCCAGCCCATTTCCGTCGATGATGGAGTTGGGCGTTTCTGTTGTGTACACCATTGTTCGAATTGCTGAACGACTCCCCGATTGCTTACTCCTTCGGAATCATACACAGGGTCAATTTCGTTCGCCCCACCACGACCATTATTCTTGACGTAGCCGATGTGGTTTCTGAACCACCACAACTGCGCCGTAAACGCCGTCGTTTCCTCGGACAAGCCCCGATAGATTTTGACCTTCCTAAGTTCTGCGCTTGTTTGCATTTCTGCACCTCTTTCTGTTGGGTCTAAGCCCAACCCTCTGGGTAGGTATCCCCTCAGACCCTACCCAGAAGGTTGCGTTTAGCTACCAGCTTTTACTAGCCTGTCGTGGAAGAGTTTACCGCCTACTCTAATAACTTTGCTGGGAGAAGTTTCATTCCGAGAACTCATTTCTACCAATTTCGTTCCTGCCCTTGTTGCAAGAACAACCTCACCAGTTTCTAAGTCGAATTTCACTTGGTGGTCACGACTATAATCGATACCAACTAAAATCTGTGCGTCCTCATCCCGAGTATCTATCCAGAATTTCGCATCCGTAACTGAAGCTAGCATTTCGGCTAGTTTTTCGGCGTTGGAAATGTTGTCATAACATTTGGTTGAATCATCTACGGAGTCCAAATCTAAGGTATCAATATAAGACAGTAAGTTGCCCAGAAATTCGTTCACTTTCAATAACTGATATTGTCGTATCCGAGTCGCCCAACTGGCTTGCTTCTCCGAGCCTTCCAGGGTTGGCAATGTTCCGAACCGTTCCAATCGCTGAGATACGTCATCACGATAACAATCCGAGCAAATCCTGGTTGACCAAAACTTAGTCTCTTTTCTGACCTGTCTGTTTGTAGGCTCTTCATAGCGATTTTCGCTGTTTTTCACATCCCTCGGTTTCGTATGTCCGCATGAACCAGTGATTTCTACTAACATTACGCACCTACCTTTATCTCAGTTGCCCCAATGTTCTTTGCAAACTTCTTTGCCCCATGAGTAGCTTCAGAGTATGTTCCGGTCATCCAAATTGAGGCCTCTACTGCCCCTTCCTTGATGTAAAAGAACCAATGGCCGGTTCCTCTTGGCTTCTTGCCGTGTACGAACTCGTACTCCGTTGTGCTTACCCTTACCTTGTGTGTTGCGGTTTTCATTTCTGCACCTCTTTCTTTCTCAACTTCATGATAGCACATCGTTATAACAAAGTCAATGATGTTTAGGAAATTTCCTTGATGGAATCTTTTTCCCTTTCGGCCACCCTTTGCTCCGCAACCATCTAGCCCTGGAGGCCAAAGTCTTGGTGCGTGGGGTTTTATGCGTCCAATTTTGCTAGGAACCTTTCCTGGTGTTACAGCGCTCGCAAAGAACTCTGATATTCTCTACCGTGGGTTCACCCAGGTGGCTAAATGGGATGATGTGGTCGTAATGAGGTTTGTGCGCTGGGAACATGCACTCCTGGCAAATGCCCCTATCCCTGGCATCTACCGCTCGCTTGACAGCAACTGGAATGTACCGGCTTCTAGGAGTCGAACTCGACATACCCACCAGGTGTCCACCGATACCAGGTGTTATTTGTTTCCTTTACCCATTCCCCAAGTTCGTTTTTGGAACCGCCGTAGTAGGGCCTGGCGTGATTTTCTTTCATCAGCTGCTCATTCACGTTGGTATCATTGACGTAAATAGTTCCCAGTATCCGCCCGAATTTTCCCTTACCCTCCTTGGTCGTCTTGAGGTAAATGTTCTTCTTTCCTCTTTTCCCATCCAGGAGAGAAGCAGACTTGACTATTTCCTTGAACCTGGCTTTCGATGCCAGGCCAAGTACCTTTTCCTTTTTGTTTCGGGTGCGTGATTCTGGTGTGTCAATTCCCATCAACCGCACACGGTCACGTCGCCATTCGTTGAATCCCAGGTCGATGTCCACATCACAAGTATCGCCGTCGACCACCCTGGTGACAACGCACCGGTAACTGTAATTCGGCTTGGCTTCCACCTGGGCTAATTGTTTTTCCAAAGCGTCAATCTTTTGCTTGAACCCATCTATCAAGGAATTTGCCGCCTCAACGTTTATTGGCACATATTTGTTTGGTTGCATTGTTCTCCTCCCCAATTCCGTTATCCATAAATGCGAATCCGGTCGTTCAGCAATACTGCTATTGTTGCTGGCACTATACCGTTCCCAAGGGCCTTTAGTTTGTTTGTCCTTTCAACTTCTGATGGGGCTGCCCTGGGTAGCCCTTGTTCTTCTTCCCACCAAGCCTGGTTGGTTGTTCTCTCAAACCACTCGTCATACGCTTCTTTCGGCAACGGTTCCAGCGCTACCCACCCCAGGGGCAATCCCATAAGCCAGGTGACCCATTTTGAAGATAATACTGCATTTTGCGAATCCCTTTTCCGAGGATTTTCCGATGGGCGTGTGCCATCGTTTTTCATAGATTGTTTCCCCTTTGCCCTGGTTGGAAGTCCGACAATAGCTGGATGATTACTCAATCCCATTTGGCCGTAGTTTGGGCGGTTGCTCATCTTGCCAGCTTCCATAACTGTCGGAGTAGGCCACCTCTTTACTTCCTCGTTGAGAACTTTTCCCCCTGTACCAGGCGCTCTGCTTCCTGGGTTCCCTGCCCTCGGAGTAGGCCAGTTCTTGTTATGCGCTTCACTCTCTACCATGAAATCGAGCCTGTTGTTCGGAATGTCTGCACGTTTGTGGCCCGGACTCCATCCATTGTGGTCGCTTGCCGTTGGTGTTGGGTAGTGCTTGATTGCTGTTTCCAGAGTCATGCCAAACTTTGTCCCTGTGGTCTTGCTGACAGTCTGCAAGCCATCATAATCCCTTCCAGTGTGTGGGCCACGAGGCATTGAACTCGGAGTAGGCCAGAGTCGTTTTGCCACTGTATAATCTTCACCTTTTTCTTTCATTGCCAAGTCCTGCTTGGTATAAGGGAAGTCATTCTCCTGTAGTATTGTTTCTGCCAAATTAGGAGTGCGGAGAACATTTCTTCCATCCTTCCGCACCATGTTTTCGGGAGTTCTCGCATGACCAACGGAACTATCAGTTGCTGTCGGAGTAGGCCACTTGACCTGCTTTTCATGGTATTCAACAGCAGATTCAAGATATGACATTGCCGTGTCGTGTCCTTTTCTGGCAGCCCTTGTGTCATAACCTTCTTGTCCGCTAACCCTCGGAGTCGGCCACTTTGTGGGCAAAACACCACCATCTTTCTCTAAGGTGTGGCGCTCCTGCATCTTCGGCGGATACAATATGCCATTCGCAGTCATACCCGATTTCGGCAAGCTGCCCGACAATTGTTGCCGCATACCCAGGAGTCCCAATTGTAACGTCTCCCAGCGCTGAGCCTGTTGATTCCATGTCGCTATTTCCTGTGGAGGATAATAGCCCTGGGACGTTTTCGAGTAGGGCGTACCTTGGCTTGGTTTCTCGGATAACTCTGAGTGTATCAGGCCAGAGGTTTCGTTCGTCCTGTTCTCCTTTACGCAGTCCAGCCTTGGAATGTGGCTGGCAAGGGAAGCCAGCTGTGATGATATCCACCATTCCGGCCATTGGTCTAAAATCGGCACTTCTAACATCTCTAATGATTGGCGCCCAATCAAGCAAGCCGTCTCGTATTCTTGCTCGGAGGAGTTCCTGGCAGTAGGGTTCGATTTCAACATAACCAATTGTCCTTGTCTTGAGTCCAGCCAGGCGCAAACCCAGCGAAAAACCGCCGAATCCAGTAAATAGACTCAGTTCTGTAAGTGTTGTTTTTTCAGTCATTGGCTACGAGCCGTTTTTTGGTTTGTTCCAAATTCCAAGGGCTTTGCCAAATTTCGCCCATTCTGGCGCACCAATAACCCCATCCTTTAGAATCTCTATGCCCATTTCTACTGCCTTCTGTCGCTCCTCTTTCGTATCCAGGTTTTCGACAATCCTCATCCCCAACTCTAGCAAAGCCCGATATTCCTTGGGCAAGAACTTCAGCAAAAATTTCATCATGTCACTCCTCTCTTGTAATCGTGAGCGTGGTTCGCTGTGGATAGTTTTTGTCTATTTCCACGCCGTAGCTGATGCGAGATACATATTTCCCGCTATCCTTCTTGATTACCCCTATATCTACCAGGGCGTCGACCGCTGGTTTGAAAGCCAACGCCGTGTTGTCTGGGTCGAACGCTTTCGCCCAGCTTTCAAAATAGACGGTAAAGTCTATTCTGATTCTCCCATCTATTGGGTAAAATGATGGTATTCTTTTTTCTTTGAATGCCCATCCCCATGCCTCCCTCGAATCAGTCGAGTGTTTGCTGTATTCCCGATAATGTAAACTAAGGGCCTTCCGTTTGTTTTCGGTAAGATCTAGGTCTGGCAAAAAAGGGAATTTATAAGTCCATACTTTTTGTTCAATCGCTGGTAAAGCCACTATGTTTCCTCGTTTCCTAATGATTTGAAAGATGCCAACGCTGACGCAAATTGAAGTTTGACCGTGCCGAGCGCTCCGTGCCTGTGCTTTGCTACAATAACTTCTGCTATGCCCCTGGGGTAAGGTACTGTTGGGTTTCTGACCAACCAATCTTCTTCGGTTATGTGCATATCTTCTCTGAACAAAAACAACACCGTATCAGCGTCTTGCTCAATCGACCCACTGTCTCGCAAGTCTGCTAAAATAGGGCGATGCTCGGTTCTGGTTTCGCTAGCCCGATTCAACTGGCTCAACGCCAACATTGGGATGTTCAGTTCCCTTGCCAACCCTTTGAGAGCTGCGGTCACCTCGGTCACTTCTTCTACACGGTTCATTCTTCGGTCTGTTGTCACCAGCTGCAAATAATCCACTATCAACAAATCCAATCCTGACTGAGCTTTCATCCTTCTTGCCCTACTCCGAATCTGGCTCAGGCTTACCCTCGGAGTGTCGTCCACATAAAGAGGTAATTCCGATATTTCCCCTACCGCATCCATAATCCGCAATTCTTCATCGCCGGTGTACAAACCTTGCCGTAAGCGCATGCCGTTGACGTTTGCTTGTTCGGAAATTATCCGCATTGCGACTTGTTCTTTCGACATTTCGATGCTAAAAATTCCAGTGATGAAATTTTTCTGAGAAGCCTTGAGCGCTATGTTCAATGCCAACGCACTTTTCCCAACACCAGGTCGTGCCGCCAATATCAGCATGTCGCTTCTGGGCAATCCGCCAAGCAATAAGTCCAAATCCATGAATCCTGTCGGTATCGTTTTCTGGGAAATCAACCCTTCTATCGTATCCGCCTGGGATTGTAAAAATTCATCCATAACGGCCCTCATGGAAGTCATGCCGTTACGCAATTCTTGTGGGTACAAAGCCAGTAAACTACTTTCAGCTTCTGCCAGGGCTTGCTCGACGTCGTACGGATTGTCGTACGCTTTACCAGCCAGTTCTGAAGCAAACCCAATCACCGACCGATTCACCGCTGATTTCGCTATCATTTCGGCGTAATACTGTGCATGGACGGATGTGGGAACAACAGCGCTCATCGCTGAAAGTGCTGCATAGCCACCGCAGTCGCCCAGGTGCTTTGTCCTTGTAAGTTCTTCGCCAACGACTGCCATATCTGGGGGCCTCCCCTGGTTCCAAACGGTTAGCATTGCCTCGTAAATCCACCGATTACGTTCTCGGTAAAAATGGCCTGGCTTCAATATGTCTGGAACTATGTGCATACAATCAGGGTCTATCAAAATCGCTCCAATGACGTATTCTTCAGCTTCTATGCTATGAGGTGGTATTTGTTCGATGTACATTTTCTTCCTGCTGTCTGTAAGATTCCCAATTGCATTGGATTTGTTTCGTGATGCCAGTACCGATATCAGTCAGCCTGTCAAATAATGCGTAACCGTACCGGTCTTTGATGCCTTGTCCATCTAGGTTGGTCGTGATGATGGTCGGAGTCCTGGATTCGTATCGCATGTCCAGGAGCAAAAGTAACGATTCTTGAACCCAATCGCTATCCCTTTCCTGACCCAAATCATCAAAAATAGCCATAGGCGTATTAGCCCAAATGTCGAACGTTTCCTGGTAATTCATGGCTGGTGGTTGTGCGCTCAAAGACGTTCGTAACCTCATCAGCAATCGTGGTATTTTCGAATAAAGAACCGGTGATTCTTCAGCGATGCGTTGCTCTGCCACCGCCAGGGCTAAATGCGTTTTGCCTGTACCTCTTGGGCCAGCCAGCACCAGCAATCCTTTTGGCTCTCCTGCAAAACGTTGTACTTCTAAGAGGGCCTTCGAGACTTTGGGTTTTCCCAGGTGATTCCAATTTTCAAAAGATTTACCAGTTCCATCTTGAGGTAGCCCAGCTGATATGCGGCGAATTTTGGTGTTGTAGTCCTGGTCGTTCACGCACGGTAAGCTGTTTGGTTCGTTTCGGCAAAACGGACAACCTTTCACATGGTTATCCGCTTCCCATTCGTCAACTGCCAGCTGCGTTGCGACTCCACCTGGCTTCGGAATCCATAATGGTTTGGTTAGCCCTGGGTTTTCTCCATCCATTTTGCCTCCTTTCCGCATCCTTCTGTAACCATCGGGAAACGTAGAGTTGCTTATTTATCGCCTTGTGAAATGCCTTGTGGTTCAAGGCATCGTAAACTTTTCCCATAACCCATTCATCGCCGTACCGAGCGGAGTATAACGCTCGTAAGCCGTCGACAAAAGCAACAGTAACCTGCTCTGGTTTTGGAGAGATAATAGATTCTTTAGAATCTATTGGTTTATATGACGGTTTGGAGGGCTTTTCGGACTGTCCTCCGACCGAAAAAGCCCCCCCTGACAAATTGTCATCCCGTCTAAAGTTTTTGATGCCGTAAAGATTCGTACCATACTGGCTCGCTTCTTTCTCGACAGATAATTCCCCCAACAATTCCAACTGTCTCAGGCATCGTCTTACTTGTCTCTCGCCAATCATCGCTTTTTTCGCAATCGTTGCTATGGACGGATAGGCATTACCGTTTTCGTCCGCATAGTTAGCAATAGCCAACAAAACAAGCCGAGAAGCAAGTCTCGATTGCGAATACTCTAATACCTGAGCAATGATTTCAATCGCCATTGCTAAAGCGCCTGGAGTTCATCTAATAACTTGGACGCTTCAACAGTCGTTAGCGCTACCATTCTTTCTAATGGCTCTAGATCTGGATAATGTTCTTCCAAAAAGTCTGACACAAAGTCCTGATGGTCTTGACTCTTTTTCGCCATGTTCCTAATAAAGCTGTGCTGGCTTTCAGAAGAAGCCTTATTGGGCTGAACATGCTCCATTTCCTCTGCCGGTGTAGGCTCGTATCCTGCTAATACCGCAACAAATGACAAGCATGAACGGAATCCTTTTGAGATAGCCCTGGTTTCAGCCATAGACATTCGAGAGTTTGTTGGCTGAGTCGCCCAGCGACCATCATCCTCGGTTCCGCAAATGGATTGTGCCCCTCCCACCTGAGTTCCGAATCGATTCAGTATTTTGACTTTAGCCACCCATGCTTGCGGTTCCACCGTATCCCTGACAACGTCGCCGTCCAAAACAGCGGAGTATCCGTAGGCTGCCCCAAGCGCTTGCCAGGCTTCAACCTTCAAATAGGATGGAGCTTTCTTGCTCTTGTCAATTTGAACTGACCAATTTGGATTTTGCGTGACCAAGTCCTGCAAAATTTTGGCCCTAACCCTGGCTACGCCGATTTCATCGCCCATGTTGTTCGCTTTTGTTATTTCCACGATTTCACCAGTTTCTTCTACGACTTCGATTGCCGTCTCTCCTGTTGCCATTAGGGTTTCCCTCCAATCTCATTTTCTAAAGGCCCGTAACCATCTTTTTCCATTTGCATGATGGGTTCCTGGAACATCCGCTTTGGTTGGTGTGTTCCTTGTGCCCACCTGATGACCGACACCTGGTTTACTCCTAAAAATTGAGCCAACTTAGTGTACGTGCCGACTCTTGGGTCGTCGTGGAGCCGTTTTATCCTAGTCGCCCACGAAAGTTCGTCTAAAGTCACCATTTGTCCTCCTTCCTCGTTGAATTTCCTTCTAATTATATAACGATGTTATAACTATAACAAATTGCTAGAACTGCGCCGTAATCCCTCATTCCGCCTCACAGGTTTCACATTCAAAACCGGTAGGCTCGTTGCATTTAGGACAAATCCCACCTGAATCGGGTTCTGAATTTTCTATTCCGCAGCACTGGCTCACCCAGGTGTGTTCGTGGTCGTCAACCATTTTAGTTATATCCTTTCCGCAAATATGATTGTGAACGCCAGTAGATGTTAGGTAATGGTTTCGTGTTCATGTTGTCCAGGTACAACCACCTCTCGTAGGCTTGCAAACTGCCCCAACATTCTGAGGGTGCGTCGTTATAGAGGAATCGCATGATATCAGGCAAGCGCTGTAAGTTTTTGTGGTCTGCCATTGTGACAGCGTTGAGAAGGTCGTTCTTGATACAGGCCAATAGGAAATCGGGCATGTCGTGAGCTATTTCACGCCCAACAATATACCGCTCCATATTTCCTCGGTATTCCTCCGGAACTAGGCTGTAATTGATGTCCTTGTAATCTTTATAAGATTCTTGCTCGTATTGGTACGCTTCGTCTCTTCTTGCATTACTTTGAAACCTGGGCATTGTTGTCCTCCTCCAGCTGTAAATCGGCCTTGTCAAATTGTTCGCCAAGCTCTTCCCACTGTTTGTCGATTTCTTCGCTTGTGCCATAATATTTGATATGTTGCTCTCGCCCCATTGGGTTGTTTGAAGTCCACTTTTCGGTCGGGTGAATCATGCTGAATTGCGGAGTAGAATTGACGGTGTTTGCCCTGGCTCTTTCCACAACGTCCTTGACCTCGCCACCCTTGTCGTCAGCCAATTTTTTCACTTGGCTTGTTTTCCATTTGCCTGGCACATGAATCACTTTCGTGTATTCATATTCTTCCTCGTAAACTGTTTCTCGTTCGTCCTCATCAAGCAACTCTTTCAAAGGGTCTAGTAGGTTCTGGACATACGCTGGCCGAAAGTACCGTTCCAATGCCCACCGGTTATCTGGGTTTCTTGGGTTTTGGTGTTTGATAATCCGACCACCTCGCTCATCGAGAAGTTTGCTAAGCTGATTTTCGATTTCCTTCTTTTTGGCTTTCGCTCGGTCGATAGCCACCTTGGCGTCCAACCATTCTTCTGCCAACATTTGTTCTAGTTCCTGGTCAGATGCTACCTGTTTTGAATCCATAGGTTCGTCCTCTCTTTCATCGTTTATTACAGTAATCGCTTCTGCACTTTTGTTGTCTGTGCCCAGGCGGATTGTGGCAACACTCTCTGGTCGCCGAATCCCCTGGTTATGGTGAACCCTTGTTTTGAGAATTGCTCTAAGCTGGCTGACCACATGGTTCCAGCGTCGTCTGTAAGAACGACCCAGCAATTCTCATAAGGAACTTGGAAATCTTTAGCGTGATAAGCCAAGGCTTCCAAATGAACCGTGTCCGTAGCCCACCCAGGTGGGCGTCGTAACATTCCCCGAGAACGGTTTACTTTTTTCCGGAGTTCGGCTCGGTTCGCCTCGATGACTATGTTTCCAACGACCGTGCCCCTGGGGTTAGTAATGGGTATTTCCATAGGCTTCCCTCCTCGCTTTTGTTTCACCAGGTGGCCCACCTGGCATAACCATATTTTAGCTGTATGTTATAACAAAGTCAAGTCACGACAATCTGGAAACCACTAAAATGTACGACTGCTACTTTTTTATAATGCTTGACAGTGTTATAACAGTATGCTATCATGAAAAGGACACTCCAGTAGGGCGAGATTTTTTGGAAGCATGGGGTGCTGATATCGGGAGGCAAGGCGGAACTATCCACGGTTACATTACAGCGATGGAAGATGGCCTGGCTGGAGAGGGGAGGATATAAATGTCCACGAATATCGATATGAAGGAATTCTTGAAAGCCGGTGGGGTGCTACGAATGATAGGAACGAGGTAACGAAAGGACGGTATATTATGCAAATCTCTAGGACAGAGCGATGGGAACTAATCGATAACGATGGCAACAAAATGGATTCGAACACGCAAACGTTATTCGCTGATTTGGTAGACCTACTGACATCAGAATACCTGTTGGGGAGAAGTAGTCGTATCAATAAAAGTGCGGCGATGAGAGTGGCCTTGCTAGTTATGAATAACTATCACCTTGCAAAGTTGGAGAAGAACCGTCATGCCTGACGCAAATCACCCAGGTTTCGAGGATGGACACTCCCATGCTCCATCGCTTCACTTTGTCAATGAAGCGATGGAAACCGAACAACATGAATTGGATGAGGTTAGCCTTACATTTGGGCGCTACAACAACGAACCAACGGTGGCTTTGTATCATGGGGAGGACTGCCTTATATTCATTCCCAAACACGTTTTGCAAACTGCACTTGAACAAGGGTGGGATATGGAATGCCCACATTGTAGAAATGAGGAACACGATGCACAACTGTGAATGGCTCTCAATTTGCTGTTACTCTGAGCCAGGCGATGACCTAGAAGCTAACGAGGAAGGAATCATTGGGTTGTGCAGTGAGTGCGGTTTAGGGAGTAAGTTTGACTGCGAGGAACACCCACCAGGGGAGGATTATAATGGGATACGCTAATGATAATTTGATTTTTGACAATGGGCTTGCACGGCTGTACCAGGCTGACGCTCGTAGCCTACCTCTACCGGACAATAGCGTGGACTGCGTTTGTACTAGTCCGCCTTATTGGGGCCTTAGAGATTATGAGCTAGAGGAAGAGGGCATCGGGCTTGAGCCAACCCCAGAAGCGTACTGCGCCAATATGGTAGAGGTATTCCGTGAGGTCTGGCGTGTACTGAAGCCAAGTGGAACGGTCTGGATGAACCTTGGTGATAGTTATAATGAGAAAGACCTCGTGGGCATACCGTGGCGTGTGGCCTTTGCACTCCAGGCGGACGGCTGGTATCTCCGGTCTGACATTATCTGGAGCAAGCCAAACCCAATGCCTGAAAGCGTAACCGACAGGCCCACCAAAGCACACGAATATATATTCCTGCTGACCAAGAGTTCCCAGTATTACTACGATGCTGATGCGATAAGGGAGCGACTATTGCCTAGTTCTGTAAGCAGATTACAGCAGGATGTAGCTAATCAAGTAGGAACAACCAGAGGACACGGTGGACAAAAAACAAACGGAAATCTGAAAGCCGCTGGCAATATTGAGCAAGGGCGTAACAAGCGCTCCGTATGGGAGATTGACTCTAAATACCCTGATGCCACGTATGATGGCGGTGGTACTGGCCTCAAAGGGCATAGTGGGCATTACAAGGCAGATGGAAGTCTTATAGACCACCCACTTGGAAAGAATAAGCGCACCGTATGGGAAGTAACTACTCAGCCATACAAGGAAGCCCACTTTGCTACGTTTCCAGAAAAGTTAGTCGAGCCATGTATCCTTGCAGGTTCTTCAGAGAAGGGCGTGTGCGCTCAGTGTGGCAAGTCGTGGAAACGTATTGTTGAATTGACAGAAGAATACGCCGCTTTGATTAGTAGCGGTAAAGCATGGAGAACCAACGAAGGCAAGCCAGACGCATACACTAATCGCCAACCTAAAAAGCATCCTCAGAATGTGCCACCTAAACACAACACCATTGGGTGGGAACCCACCTGCACCTGTAATGCTGACGTTGTGCCAGCCACTGTCCTCGACCCATTCGTTGGGTCGGGAACCACCCTGGCTGTGGCTCAGAAGTTTGGAAGAAAGTCCATAGGCACAGACCTCAACAGGGAATATCTAAATTTAGCTAAAATGAGGATTGGAAATGTTCCATTGCCTCTTATCGGAGGATTATGATGGGATACGCATTATTTCATAGTAAGTGTTTCGGATGCGACCGGTTGATGTCGTATAACCCGATGACAGTTCCGTCTATTCGGGCTACCAACGGAATGCCAGACCCAGGGGGAGTCCGTGAACCTATCTGCCAGGAGTGCGTTGATAAAGCGAACGTGGTGCGTGCAGAAAATGGGTTGCCAGAAATTATTGTCCGCCCAGGTGCTTACGAGGCGATAGAGGAATCATTACTGGATTATTCTTAGTTGTGCAGCTGCCAATGCTTTATGCAAACTCAGGTCTGGCACATCTGGAACAATCCTCAACGTATTAGTATTATGGTCGCATTTTGTTTCTCGGATAAAGAACGTGTTGAGCGCATCTAGCTGAACCTCGCCAGGGTTGACCGTCGCCGGTATCAAATCGTTGATGCGAATCACATCCCCAGCACGGACTCGGCAAATGCTCCTGGTCGCTCCGTTCGCATCCCGAACGCTTCCAACAAGAATCTCTGGAATCTCCGCATGTATGTCCTTTCGGAACTCCAGTTCCTTATTCCTCCGATTTTCAGCGGTCGCCTGGTTGCCAACAATATCACGCACGGCATAATCCCTGGTCAGATATTTCGTTATGCTGGTGGTATCGGTTGTAGTGCTGGTTCTGCTTGAATCATACACCGAGTACACCGAATTTCTCATGCTCCTAAACGGCCCACGTATTCTTGGAACAGCTGTCAAATCCTGTAAGTCCACTTGCCAGGTGATTGCCGAAACGTTACGGGCCTTGAAGTAGATTTTCCTATCTTCCCATACCGCTAGAAACCAGGGTTCGCTTGTCGTGCTGGTAAAAGCCGTCACTCCGTTATTTTGGTTTGTTAGTGCATCCCATAATTGCAAATCGGTGTAGGTTATGGTTAGGTCTACACCTGGGTCGTCAATGTGGGTATCGTCATCGGACAATTGTTCCGCAGTGCCGGTGGTGTCACGCATATCAACAATAATCTCTTTGGCCGTTTTGGCGCTATACGTTTTTGACTGCAACATCCTGTCCGTAAAATTTGCCCAGTACCCATAGCACTTGATGACCGTTCCACCCTCGCCTAATTCGGGGTCTTCATATCGCCCCTCCCAGATAACCTTCCCAGAATCTTCTGCAAGAACCAGGCGATACAATCTACGGTTCAGATACCACTCCCAAAATTCAGCCAGGGTGGTTCCGACTCGGAACACCATATCGTGAAAGCCACCGTTGAGCCTGGTGGTGTGGACTAATCCATCAACAAAAGGAAGAATATCCTGTTGGTAAGTAGGCGATGAAAGATTGTCGTCGTAAAGATGAAGTCGTAATGGCATGGCTATACGATATTGTATTGCGGATGATAGGTTAGGGTTGAAGTGTAACTGACAGCTGATGGATTTGCGTTGTCATCACGCACGATGTAAACCCTGGTAGGCTCTGGCCCTATTTGAAATGCTCCACCCACTCGGTCAGGAACATTGCTTACGCTACCAGTGGTCGTCAGGAAATAAACACCTGGTTTCTGGCTTACCGAGTCGACGAGGATTTGGTCAGCGCTTGTCACGTTGTTGATGATGACGGCCCCTTCTTCGACCGGAGCCAAAAACAAATAATCAACACGCCAGTTGAAAAAATCTGGAGTGATTCCACCTGACCTCCTCCAGGTTACAGTCGTACCAAGCCCAAAATAGACTCGGAGTTTGTAATTGTCGTAAATGTCATTATCGCCGAGTTGCCCTGGTGGAATCTGGAGTTCCCCAATATCAATGAGGTTCATGGTACTCGCTAATGACGTTCCGTAATGGTTGTAATCAGATGCGACTGATGGGCGTGGCGTAAAGCTCAAATCTCCAACGCTGTATCCAACCCCCAGGCGGAAATTGGTTCCAGCTGCGGTTGTGTTTAGCATTGCTAACTGCAATCCAGATGTAGTTGACGCTGTACGAATTGTATACTCAGTTCTTGCAAGAACACGGAACAATCCCTTGGGAGCAGTCCCACCCAGGTCAAACTCCCAATAACCATAGTTAGTACTGGTCACGGCTTTGTCGTTTACTACTGTCCAATGGATTTGCCCAGCAGAACCATAGCTTGCATTTGTAATCGCTGTCGCTCCTGTTGTCAGGGTATGCACTGTGCCACCAAAGGTTGCAGAAGCACCAAAGGCATCAGTAACAATAACCGTGGAAGCCGATTGCCCCTGGTTGAGTAGATTATCGGTCATGCGGTCGCCACCACGCATCGTAATGAACACTCTGTGGGTTCCGCTTGCTGCGAGCGACTTCATCGTAAGGCGCATTTTTGCAGGAGCATCACCTGGTACGTCGTAAATGTCAAAGTGATTGATTCCGGTTCCCAGCAACGTATCAATCTCGTTGTTTGTTACTCGTCCGGTTATGTAAGCGCCAGGAATAGAAGTTCCAGATGCAGCCATAAAACCGTCATAGTAAGCCGTGCCTGTTGCCGATGCGGTCGAGGCCCTTACCATACCCCACACTCGCAGTGTTGTTGCCCCAGCTGGAATTCTGACGTTTGTCCTTGATAGCTGGTGCGCCGTTCCGGTAGTCGTGACATCCAGGTAGTCCTCATCCTCGTAAAGCACATGCGTGCCCAATAACGATTGAACCTTGAGGACAGCCTGGGCAGGAACCGCACCCACGCTGCTGAGGGCAACTGCCTCCGTGTAAACGCTGACCGAGTAGATTTGGCTAGCAGTAACTGCTATGTCCTGGTATTGGGCTTCATGCGTCAAACCACCGCTCGCACCGGTCATGGTAACTTTCATGCTTGCCGTTCCGTAAACTGCACGAGCGCCATCCCTGGTGGATGTTCCTGTTGCGGTCGAGTTCTCCGTCCAGCCCACCATCAGCGTTCCATTTTCAAAAGAAGGATTATTGAGATAATTTGATAATTCTTCGCTGGCTCCCACGCCAAGTGGGTCGACCAGAAGGGATAGATCTGCGAACGCTCTTTTGTTGTTGACTATTGGTTCATCAAAACTGTTTCGTCGTAATGACAGCTGTCCATCAATAACTCGGAAATCAACCTCTTCATCTGACGAGGTTCCCAGTTGGGTTTCTAGTTCCAGGGGAGTACCAGAACCGACAACCACAGACCGGTTTCGATTTTGTTGCAACATTTTGTTGACGTTTTGAATGTTCGCCTGGAGAGTTCCGACGTCATCACCATTGAAAATCAGCGCCACTCGCACCACCCTGGTTCCAAGTCCGTGCTGAGTCATGATGGCGCCATTGCGGAAAAAAGAATCCCCTGACAGTCCCCTCAGTTGTTGAATGGGGCCAATCTGAAAAGAATTCGGAAGCGCTGCATGCTTGCTCGTATCCGCCAAATCCAGCGTCGTTGTACCGTCTTTGAGCTTGAGCGTAACTTGTGCCATGTATTACCTCAGATATTGATAACGTAAGCGGAATCAGCTGTAAGAATAACTGACCCAGAACCCCATACAAAATAAGGGTCTGCATTTTCGACTACCACAGCGCTCACTATTTTTGCCAGAGAAGTGCTGAAGGAAACCCTTCCATTCGAGCCGGTGGTCGCCGGAACCTCACTCCCTACCAACACGGTTGCCCCCTGGTAGGCCGTGCCTTGGTAGCGAACTTCGACAATAAAATTAGCCATGAATCCTCC